GAATCGCACACCGAGGACGTGGCCTGTGTTCATCTGCACCAACCCATAGGTGGCTTCTTCGAGTTCGCTGTCGTGGTCTTTAACCATGGCTTGCACTATATCACCGACTTGTATATCTGAGGGAACGATCATGTATTTTACTATCAGGTCAATTAAAAATATTTAACTATTGTACTTCAGGTGTGAGATGAGAATTCAAATTTATTCGAAAGAGGGATGTACGTATTGCGACCGCGCGGTCGACCTTTGTGAGTCAGAGGGGCTGACCCACGAAAAGATTATGATTGAAAAGGGGGACTTAGAGAAGCTGTGTGGGGGGAAGTTTGACGCGTACCCGCAGATATTCAAGGATGGGGTGCGCCTGGGGAACTTTTTCGACCTCGAGGAATTCATTCAAGAGCAATACGAACCCATGTTGGACGACGAGGGGTCGTTCACGTTGTTCCCTCTGAAGTATGAACACCTGTGGGCGCTGTACAAGAAGGCACAGATGTCGAACTGGACCGCCGAGGAAATCGATTTCTCGAGGGACATGGAGGACTGGGAGGGGTTGTCTGAAAATGAACAGAGATTTGTCAAGTACGTCCTGGCGTTCTTCGCCGGGTCGGATGGCATAGTGTTCGAGAACATCAACAACAACTTCGCCGACGAGGTTCGCTCATCGGAGGCCAAGTCGTTCTACGCCTACCAGTGCCACAACGAGATGGTGCACTCGGAGACGTACAGCAAACTCATCGATAAATACATCACCGATGGGAAGGAGAAAGCCCAACTGTTCGACGCCATCAACACCATTCCGTGCATAGAGAAGAAGGCGAAGTGGGCGCTGAAATGGTTCGACCGCACGCGCACGTTCGCCGAACGCCTCTTCGCGTTCGCCTGTGTGGAGGGCATCTTCTTCTCCGGGTCGTTCTGCGCCATCTACTGGCTGAAGAAGAGGGGTCTCATGCCCGGTCTCACGTTTTCCAACGAACTCATCTCACGCGATGAGGGGTTGCACCAAGAGTTCGCCGTGGAACTGTTTAAAATGTTGAGACACAAACCCTCGGGACACGTGCTCCAAGCCATCGTGAGGGAGGCGGTGGCCATCGAGAAGGAGTTCATCATCGACGCCCTCCCGTGTTCCCTCATAGGGATGAACGCCCAAAAGATGTCCGAGTACATCGAGTACGTGTCGGACCGACTGCTGAAACAGATTGGTCAGCAGCCCATATTCAATTCTAAAAATCCCTTTGATTTCATGGAACTCATTTCTCTAGAAGGAAAGACTAACTTCTTCGAGAAAAGAGTCGGAGACTACGGGAAAATAGACGTCGCAGAGGACGAAATTAATTTTGACGAGGAGTTCTAGACTCACGCTTGATATTCATCATACCCCACGTGACCAACAAGAACACGAGGGTATGAATGAACAAGCCCAACATGGTCGGGCACCCGTTCGGGCTCGCCAAGCCTTGGCCCAACAACCCACGGGTCAACATGTACGTCTGAGGGTTGGAGATGATGAAAAACGTCAACGCGGAGATGAGGCTGATGACAAACTTTTGTTGTTGCTTTTCGCCGTTGCAGCCGCAGCCGCAGTCTTTAAACAATCCCATATTTTAATATACGTCTAGAAAAATTTTATTACCAGCTGGTGCCTCCTACTGTGTACGTGTAGGCGCTGGACACGTAGTCGATGGTGGGAGACTCATCGAGCTCTGCGCTGGTGGAATCACTGGCCTCACCCTGGTATAACGGTCGTCGAAGGATGATTTTCGTCCCACACACATCCGCCTGCCTGGAACTGTCCGAGGTGTTCGTGAGCGTCACTGAAAGCACCTGACGCACATCTCCGAGGTCCAAGGTGAAAGAGGTGAGTCCCTCTTGCAATGTTTCTGCTCCCTCTTCCTCGATGTCAATGAGTTTTGAGTCGGCCATGCCCACGATGGACGCCGGTGGAGACATGTTCTTGGTGAGATTGGTGAACCCAGTCTCACCGCCCGTGACCGATATGTCAGAGAGCGCGAACGTGTTCGACGTGGTCTGTTTCACGTCGATGTACCGACAAAGCACGGGCACTGGGTCGGGTGTGCACGGTGCGCACTCGGGGACGCACTCCGTGCCTAGAAAGGAAAAACATGCATTGGGGTTAATTTTAGACACGTCGAAATTACCCTCAGTACACGTGTACAGGAGACCACCCGCTGATGACGCGGCGCATCCCATCAATCCGAATACGAGTACGGCGGACATATACTACTACGTGAGATTATTTCCACTTATCGAGGTCGCTCGTGATTGCGTAGGTGTACGCACTCGCCACGAAGTCGATGGTGGGGGTTTCCTCGATGACCTTTTTGGTGACGGCACCCGCCGCGTCCATCTCGTTGCCACTGAAAACAACCTTCGCACCGGCGATTTTGCTTTGGTCCGCCGTCGTATCGGTGTTCGTCAACACCACTTTGTGCACCTTCTTGAGACCACCGAGGTCGACGACGACCTTCGCCTTTGCCGCCTCCGTGCCCGGTGCCGTACCGAGAGTGGCCGTATCGGTGCCTTCGTCATCGATGAAACTCGCGAGACCGTTCTCCTCCGTGGCGCCTTCGACGGTCGACGCGGCGACGGTGTCGGTGGCCGTGTGCACGATGAGACTGGCGCCCGCCAAGTCGTACACCTCGATGTCAGAGAGCATGATCGCGTTGGAGGTGGTTTGTTCGACCGTGATGTACTGACAGTTGATGCCCATGTCCACGGTCTCGGCGACAGCCGGCGTCGTGTTAGACGAGAGGAACGAGAAGCACGTGTTGGCGTTGAGGTTCGACATGTTTAAGGTCCCGTCCGTGCACGTGTAGAAGAGCCCCGCCGCCGAGGAGCAGGAACATCCGAGCATTGCCATAATCACCGCGGCAGACATGATTTCTATGTATACATTAAAGAGAGATAATTTTTCCCCTGGGTTAAAGTTAATCCGCGGTACTTAGGTATACCAAACAACAACAACAATGTCGCTCGCAATCACTCAAGCTTCCGAATTCAAGGCCTCCGACGTCGATTTCTCTAAGATGAGAAAGAACAAGAACGGCGGAAAGGCGGTCTACCTGAACAAGGGCGGCAATAACAAACTCTTCATCCAGTTTCCGAAACTTCGATGCCCGTACGGCCTCTCCGCGTTCACCGACGAAGGCACGGGAAAGACGTCGTACAGCCTCGACTTGGCGTTCGACCCGGACGTCCCCGAAGCGGTCGAGTTGCGCAAGACTTTCGAGGAGCTCGATGAACTCATCGTCAACAAAGTTGCGGAAAACTCCGTGGAGTGGCTCGGGAAGGAATTCAACGTCGAGGTGCTCAAACAAGCGCTCTACAAGCCCCTCGTGCGCGTGGGTAAGCCGGAGTACCCGGCGACGATCAAGTTGAAGATTCTCACCAAACCCGATGGTACGTTCGTCCCGGAGAGCTACAACATGAACCGCGAGTCCATCCCCTTGGACAGCGTCGAGAAAGGTGCGAAGGTGCACACCATCGTCGACCTCAACCAAATCTGGTTCATCGACAATAAGTTTGGCGTGACTATCAGGCTCTCCCAAGCCCTCGTGGAACAGACGGCCAAGTTGCCATCGTTCGCGTTCCAGGGCATCGACCTCCCGGAACCGTCCGAAGACGTCGACATGAACGACGAGGAAGACGATGAAATCGTAGACGAAGAATAAATAAATTTTCTACATGTAATACAAACAATGATTGCTCTTATTATCCTGCTCCTCATCGATGCGTACATTCTCTGCGCCATGTCTAAGACCGCCGCCGTGGGTGCGGGTGCGGCCGCTCCTGGGGACTACGTCGTTTACGGGACCATGGGTTGTGGATGGACTCGTAAGCAACTCGACCTCATGAAGGAAAAGAACATTTCCTATGAGTTTGTGGATTGCTCGAAGAAAGGGTCGTGCCCGCCAGGTGTGAAGGCCTATCCGACCATCAAGCACCCCGACGGGAAGATGACCACTGGATTTAACACCCTCTAAGAATCATGAGGGACACGGACAACAGGAACGCGTCCAACATGGAGTCGATGGGCTTCAACACGCTGATGTGCTTCACGAGGGAACGATTCCACAACACGCGAAGGAGGAAGGTGCTGATGAGAATGACCAGCGTGTAGAGGAGGACCTCCGTGAGCATGTCGGACTTCGTTTCAGTCTTGGAGATTTCTCTGAGCATTTTATTATGTACACAGATAATAAAATGGTCACCAAAGAACTACCATTGAGTGGTTCTGAAAAAAAGTTCACCACGCGCCTTTGGAACAAGTACAAGCAGTCAAACAATTGCTACGCCTACGCCGTGAACGACCCCGAGACGTACCGTTGGCAAAAGAGCATCCCTGGCGATAGGAGTGGAATGTCGAACATGTATCACACCTACACGCACTGCAGGGGTTTGCCAGAGCGTGTCATATCTGACAACCCGAAGAAAGTGTACAAAGTCAACCCAGTCCTGCGATGTAAGAAGGGTTTTTTCAAAATCATGATGTTCACCAGCCCACAAGGGGATTTCCACTTTTACAAACAGCACGGTGTGTGTGAATACAAGGTGCAGCCCGGGAACACGATTAAAGGGGTCGCCGCGTTTTTCAAGGTTCCCGAATCTCGCATCGCCACCGCGGCCAGGAAGGCTGGTGGGTTCAAGGCCGGGAAGCGCATCGTCTTCAAAGTCAACCTCTGGTCGCACAAGAGGGGGTGGAGCGACGGTGGCGCCCTCCTGACCGACGCGAAGGGGAAGATGATTAAGGACCCACGGATGGCGGCGCGCAACTATCCCGGTCTCAACTACTCAAACTTCTGTTCCGCCTTCTGCGTCAAGGATCGCGGCATCAAGGTCGGCAAGACTCACCCCAAAGTCTCGAAGAAGTGAGTCCAGGTCGTTCGGGGTCTCCGCCTCGAAGGAGACATCGAATATGTCCAAGACGTTGAACATCTGTTCGTCGTCGAGATGAACCAAGTTGGACGTGGTGCTCGTGAAATTATTGGTCACCTGCAATGTTATGCTAAACTGGGAGACGTCGAACACTTTCCGACACACCGGACACGTGTGTTTCCCCTGTGACTTCCACCGCTCTATGCACGATTTGTGAAATATATGTCCACAACGGATGGCGTTGTTCCTCGTGGGTTTGACCTCGTTGAGACATATAGAACAGGTCATCCTACATGTACGTACCTAAACTTTTTTTAATAAATATCCGCGACGTTCAAGAGCGGTTTGTTGCACTGGTTGCACTGTTGCGTGCCTTGCAAATCCTGCACCTTGGCGAGGATTTCCGGACCACTCTTTTGCAACAACTGTCGGTACGAGTAGTTGTCTTCGAGAGCGATGCCGTTTTGTTTCATGATGTAGTTGTTCACGAGTTGGGCTGAGGAGTGAATCGTGAAGCACCGGCCGTCGGCCATTCCGAGGCGCTGAGACATTTTACTTTATTATTACAACAGAAAATTTATACGGTTGTTGCGAGCTGTTTGAAGCCACGAGTGAAAGCCCATGGTGCGAAGCTTTTGTACAAGTGATTCACATTCGTACCCGAGGAAGGTGTTGAAGACGTCCCGCACCTCAGTCGGCGACACGCGAATCTGACCTTCGCATCGGTCGATGTGGCGACAGACGACGTTGTAGGCGTAGGCCACTTCCTTCAGGGTCTCCGCCCCTGTGATGATTATTTTACCCGTGGAGAAAATGGATGTCGTGATTTGCTTCATTTCCTCCGCGGGTTTGAATTTTATTTTCACCGCCGAATACCTGTCCGGTTGGAAACTCACGGAGAACGTGTTTCCGTAGTTTTGAAAATGTTTAGCCACGAGCATGAGGTTGACGTTGTAGTTGAGGCTGTAGTTGCTGTTTATCATGACCACTCTGAAATCTTCGTCTTGTATCATGTTCTCCATGTCCAGGTACGTCTTGAAAATGTGTTTGAGCTGGGCGATGACGCGCTGACAATCGAACAGGTCGCAACACCCCGCCACCTGAATGGACCCATTGGGGAAAATTTTCACACTCTTCCTGCTATATGCGTCTTTATATACCAAAGTGATTTGATTGTAAAAAGTAGTGTTCTTTATGGACCACTGAAAATCAGATCCGGAGGCACCCCCCCTCTGAAGGGACAGGTGGTCGACCCTCGCGAAAACCTCGCGGAGCTTCTCGAGGTCGACGGGTTGGCCGAACTTGGCGACCATCGTGATCGTCGTGATTTTCAACCACGACGGTCGCGTCTCCTCGGGAAACATGTTCCTGAACTCATCGACCGTCAGGACGAAGCTGAACGACTGGTTCGCGATCGAGGAGTAGACCATGATCACGCGCGTCGAAGAGTGGAGAAGATTCTTTCGATTCGCTCCCTCTCCTTCCCCATAAAAATAGTTAATTGGGTAGTTTCACCATCTAAATATACCTGTCCCGATGCGCGACCCATACCCAAATCTTCCACCCTGCACAGGTCAACCTTGACCATCTTAGAGGGGGGTGCCTTGCTGTGGTGAACCGCGAGCACGGCGGCGTCGCGCTTCGTCTCCCGTGGGACGACGTCGTCCTCGCACGCGATGACCACGTGGGACCCAGGATGGCCGGACACGTGCATCCACCACTCCCTGGGATAGGACGATTCGGTCAAACGGTCGTTGTCCTTCGCGTTCTCCCCGACGTAGATTTTCACACCGTCCAAAGACGTGAAGGTCTTCATGTGTAGTACTGCTCGTAAACATTTAAATAACTCGCAAAAGTCAACCAAATCGCGAGAGGG